TGCTTCAGCAACGGTTCCTGTCCGACCATGCCGTAACCGGCGTATCACCAAAGGAGTGGTGTGAAGCGCAGGGACTAAACTACGCTACCGCACGCCGATACATCAAAAAGCCTACTGCGCAAAATCCGCAAAATACTGCGCAGAGGAAAGTGCGCACTGCGCAAAAGGAAAAATGCGCTGATGAGTTAGTGGATGATGATGGCCTGACTGCCCAGCAAAGACTTTTCGTCGCAGAATACCTTAAGGATCGCAATGCCACACAGGCAGCTATCCGGGCGGGGTACAGTACAAAGACCGCAGACCAGATAGGCCATCAGCTACTTAAGAAAACTTCAGTTGCGCAGGCGATCGAGCGCCAGCAAAAAGCGTCCATTGAGCGCACGCTTGGCAGTGCCGATGAAGTTCTCTCCCAGATGTGGCAGCTCGCCACCTTCGATGCAAACCTGCTTTCACAGTATCGTCGCGGCGCCTGCCGTTATTGCTGGGGCTTCGGTCATCACTACCAGTGGCGCGATACAGTCGAGTTCGACGAGGCGCTGGCAAAGGTTGAAGGCAAGGAGGGCATTAAACCTCCTGAGGACCCGGGCGGTTATGGCTACGACCACAACCGGGAGCCTAACCCTGATTGCCCACGCTGCAATGGCGATGGAATAGGGCAGCCATACTTCGCGGATACCCGCAAACTTCCTCCTGATGCTGCCCTGGCTTATTCCGGCGTCAAGCTGGGTAAGAATGGCGTCGAGATAACGGCTATCAGCCGCGAGCGGATGTACGAAGCGGTAATGAAACGCCTGGGCCTGGCCGATAGCGAATTTGCGCAGCGTCTGCAGCAGATTGAAATCGAACGTCGGCAACTGGAAGTGGAAAAACTCCGCAAAGAGCTGGCAGCCGATCCTGATGATGATGTTCCTGCACCAGTTGCAATCAATATTAACGTGGTAGACGCGAGGGTTCGTGATGATAGCGCCGACGCTTAACGTTCCCCAGGCGCGCTTCCTCGCAATGCCGCATAAGTTTAAGGCCTACGTTGCCGGGTTCGGCTCCGGTAAGACGTGGGTTGGCTGCGGCGGCATCTGCAAGGGGATGTGGGAGTTCCCTAAAATCAACCAGGGCTACTTCGCGCCGACCTATCCGCAGATCCGTGACATCTTCTATCCGACAGTGGAAGAGGTGGCTTTCGACTGGGGCATGAACGTCAAAATCAACGAGGGGAACAAAGAGGTTCACTTCTACGCCGGGCGTCAGTACCGCGGAACGACTATCTGCCGTTCGATGGAGAAGCCAGGCTCTATTGTCGGCTTCAAAATCGGCAACGCGATGGTTGATGAACTGGACGTTATGGCTGCCGCAAAAGCGCAGCAGGCATGGCGAAAAATCATTGCTCGTATGCGCTACAAGGTTGACGGCCTGCGTAACGGCATCGATGTGACCACCACGCCAGAGGGCTTTAAGTTCGTCTACCAGCAGTTTGTTAAAGCTGTGCGCGATAAGCCTGAACTGGCGACGCTGTATGGCCTGATACAGGCCTCAACGTTCGATAATGAAGCGAACCTTCCCCACGATTACATCCCTTCGCTGATGGACTCCTATCCGCCAGAACTGATTAAGGCGTATTTGCGCGGGAAATTCACCAACCTGACCAGCGGCACCATTTATCACCAGTTCGATCGCCAGCTTAACGGCTGTACTGATGAGGAGCAGGCAGGCGAACCACTGTATATCGGCATGGACTTTAACGTTGGCAAGATGGCAGCCATCGTCCATGTGCTGCGTGACGGAGAACCGAGAGCTGTACGGGAGCTGGTGAAGGTTTATGACACGCCAGCGATGATTAAGCGCATCCAGGAGGAATTCTGGCGCTATGAGGGCGGACGTTACGTCGCCTCTCGTCAGATTTACATCTATCCCGATGCTTCCGGCGATTCGCGCAAATCGAACAACGCCAGCGCCACGGATATCGCGCAGCTCAAACAGGCCGGGTTCAGCGTGGTGGTGAACGCCGCCAACCCGCCGGTGAAAGATCGCATTAACTCCATGAACGCCATGTTCTGCAACGGCAACGGCGATCGCCGCTATAAAGTCAACGTGACCCGCTGCCCGGTATACACCGACAGCCTGGAGCAGCAGGTATGGGCGGCGAACGGCGAGCCGGATAAATCAGCCGACAACGATCACCCCAACGATGCTGGTGGGTATTACATCGTGAAGCAATTCCCGATCATCAAACCAACTGGCAAAGTCACCAAACTACGGATGTAAGACCATGCCTGATATTTCAACACCCAATCTGGACTATGGGAACATGGTGCAGGCGTGGGACATTAACGACGCCCTGATGGGCGGCACGCTTTACATGCGCCAGCTGGGTGAGGCATATCTGCCACGCTGGCCGAAGGAAGACAAAGAGGATTACAAAAAGCGCCTGGCAGTGGCCACGCTTCTCCCTGCCTACGAAGAAACGATCAACCAGAACGTCGGGCGTGTATTCGCTGAGCCAATCCAGTTGGGCGAAAACGTGCCGGATCAGTTGCGTGAGTTCGCAAAAGACGTGGATCTTGAAGGCACCCGTCTGGATGTATGGGCGCAGTCGTTCTTTAGCCTGGCGATGCAGTATGGCCTTTCCCATGCGCTGGTGGACTATCCTCGCGTTGACCCCGAACAGGTGAAGACCAAGGCTGATGAGAAGGCCACCCGCGCGCGCCCGTACGTCACCATGCTGAATCCCCGCCAGGTGATCGGCTGGAAGTCGAAGATGACTGGCGGCAAGGTCGTGCTCACGTCGCTGCGCATCAAAGAGGTGGTGGTCGAAGACGGTGACGACTTCGGGCAGACGAAAGTCGAACAGATCCGCCTCCTGACGCCGGGCAAGGTCGAAATCTATCGGAAGGCTACCGGTGCAGAGGGGCAGGCCACCTGGGCGTTACATGATGAATGGCAAACCTCCCGTCGCGATATCACCCTGGTCACGCTCTATACCAAGCGCACCGGCTTTATGTGCGGTTCACCGCCGCTGCTCAACATGGCGCTGCTGAACGTCAAGCACTGGCAGAGCCAGAGCGAGCAGGACAATATCCTCCACGTCGCGCGGGTACCGATCCTCACCGTGTTCGGGCTGGAGGAAGGAGAAGAGTTAACCATCGGTTCTTCATCGGCAACCTCGTTCAACGATCGGCAGACGCAGGGCCTCGAGTACGTCGAGCATACTGGCTCATCCATTGGTGCTGGCAAAGAGTCGCTGGCTGAGCTGGTGGAGCAGATGCGCCAGGCTGGCGCGAAGCTGCTGCGCACCGACAATACCTCGACGAAGTCCGTAGACCAGACCTCTGAAGAGAAAATGCAGGAGCAGTCCCCGCTCTACACCATGGCGACCAGCCTGGAGGATGCGATCGACAACATCCTGCAAATCATGGCCGAGTACATCGGTGAGAAAGAGGGCGGCAACGTTGATGTCCGTACTGAGCTGGATGTTGAGTCGAATGAGTTCAACCCTCCGGCAGCGCTGGCTATTCAGTCCCTGCGCCAGGGTGGTGACCTCCGTCGTATTGATGCCATTAAAGCCCTGCAAAAGCTCAACCTGATTGATGCTGATGCCGACCCGGAGAAAGTCCTTGATGAGTTGCTGGCTGAATCGGCCTCGCTGACCGGACCGCCAGCAGAAGAGGTGTGACATGGCTCGTTCCGTCAACGACCGCCTGCAGGATGAGACGATAGCGCATGGCCTGTATGTGACGCGCTACGGCACTGGCGTCGCCCGGCGCATGGTGGCGCTGCTGAATAAACTGGATGCCGAACTGGCCGCGAAACTGCTGGTGCTTCTGGACGGCAAACAGGCGGATACCTACAGCGCCCGTCGCCTGGCATCGCTGCTGGCTGGTGTGCGTGAACTGAATCAGCAGGCC